TTAGAGAAAATATAAATGGAAATATAAATATAACTTATTAATCCATGTTAAATAAATAAAAAAAAAATGATAAGAAAAAAATAATTATAACATGCAATTGCATCTAAAAAACCTTAAGTTACCAGCATTGGTCGGCGGAGCCGGATCGAATAACTATTATTATTTTTTAATTTATATGCGAGAAATGAAAATAATATTTTAAAGTCAATAATACGAGACCTTTTACAAATAATATTATTAATTTCTTTGAATTTATCATTAATAAATGTTTTTAGATTTTTAATATCTTTAATGATTTTATTATTATTATTATCATTTTATAATCATCATTATCTTTATAACTCATGAAGTAATCTATTATTTTTCATATAAATTGAAAATAAAAAAATTACATAAATATTATTTTTTATTCAACCTTGAACACAAAAAAATTTTATTGAATTAAATCATGATATTATATCATTTATCGTCTTTTGTCCTTAAGTTACCCATTATAAAGCCAATGAATTGAAATTTGTAAAGGAAAAAAGAAAAATACATAAAATCAAGAAATAATTTAAAAAACAACATGCGAATTTTAATAATTTTACTAATTATGTAAATATATTTCCAAAAAAATCTGTACAAATTATTAATAATGAATTAAATGAAAAAATAAAATTAAATGGCGTATTTAAATATATCGAACATTTAACTCTGAAGGAGATTGACGAACTAATAAACACTAATCGAGTATGTGTGATCCAGAGCCCAGCAAAGCTGGGTGAGCTTCGCTCAACAGTGCTATGCAGTGTATCGGCTTCGCCGATTGATCTTCAATCAGCATACAAGTATGCATATTAGATTTTTTTTATTAATTATTTGTGAAAATCTTTTTAGATTTTCTCAAATTATTTTATGTTAATAAGAGTTGAATGTTTTTATAGTTAAAACGCATTTATAAATAATAACAAAATGCATATTTATATGCAGATCGAAGATCTATTGCTATAGAAATGTTGAGTGAAGCTCATCGGCCTCCGCCAGACTTCAGGAAAAAACGACTTGTTAACAATAATAGATGAATATGATAATATATTAAAGTTTTCCAGAAAAGAAATGGATCATATGTGCAAACGTAAAGTGTATCGTAAACGTATACAGCAATTAAAAAATAAATCATTTAAAACTCCTACAAACATCATATTAGATTGTTCAGAAAAAAATATGTGATTAAAACATCATTAACAAAATTAGAAACTGAATTAAATTTATTTAAATAATAAATCGTGTAAAACAGATATTTATTTAAAATATTTGGAGAAGAGAAATTCCTTATTGAATTTTTTGATACAAGGATATAAAAGTATTGAATTCAGACGTTTAAGATGATTTGCTTATACAAATAGGATAAGGTGGACCGACAAAATGATAAGCGAAATAAGAAAGACTTACGGAGATGATATCATAATAATAATGGGTGATTGGAGTGGATACAATATGCGTAATATGACTTCATGTCCGTCCCTTCTTCACCGGTTCGCTTCGCGAAGCATCTTCGATGCAATTTTGAAAATAAAATAAATTACAATATATGCATCTAAGATGTCTCGCGAAGCGAACCGGCGGAGCCGGGCCGTATAGTCTAAAAAGGAAATTAAAACAATATTTTCGTCTATATTTGATAGATGAATATCGTACATCTTTCCTTCAGACCGGCTCCGCAGACTCGCTTCGAGGTATCTTCGATGCATATATTATAATTTATCTATTTTCGAAATTTGCATCGCAGATGCCTCGCGAAGCGAGTCGGCGGAGCCGGTTCGGACAAAAGAAAATAAAGAAAACAATAATAAATAGCAAAAAACTAAAAAATACATTCGATTCTTGTATATAAAATACAAAATACAACTGCTTGTATAAATAGAGATATAAATGCTGTAAATAATATGGAGAAAATAATAAATTATATAATGAAAGAAAAATTATAGAAGAACACAAAAAATACAGAAGATGTAGGGAAAATATACTCGAAAAAAGAAATAGAAAGACAAATGAAACAAGAAGCTTTAAGAATAACAAAAATAATAAATTAATTGTCATATTATCTGTCTTAGACAAGGTAAAGATATGTTTAAAACAATTTGTGAAACATAAATAACAAACATAAAAAACAAACAGTAAATTAATAAATATAAAGCTGAAAAATAAAATATGATGTTTCAAAACGAATTACGGTCTTAATTTTATTAATTGAGCAGCCCCATAGACTTATCAAAATCACAAAATTATTAATATTTTTATTAATAATTTTATAAATATAAAAAATATTTAACTAATTCCTAAATAATTTGATCTCATTTTATAATAATTTTTATTTTTAATTTACTTATTTGAAATACTACGAATAATCATATCAATAATTAATATAATAGCAATTGTAATTAGTATTACCATGAGAATTTCTTTACTGTAAATACAAAATTCGGATTTGTTTGTATTTGTATTTGAATCATTATTTGATATTTTACGTTTGTTGTTATTATTATTATTATTATTATTATCAAAAGATTCAAATTTTTTAGTTGTTTTTGATGGATTTTTGTTAAATTTAGATTTTAATATATTATCAATAATCTTTTTATTTTTATCACTTGGATCTTTCTTTTCATCACTAGTTAAACTAATTGGACTGATATGAGTATTTAAATCGCTAATATTTTCAAATTCATCAAAACTTTCAAAACTATTAAAACTATTAAAACTATTAAAACTATTAAAACTATTAAGATCATTTAAATTTGTATCATAACTACATTCATCATATTTTTCATAATAAGAATCACATGAACAATGTTTATGACATTTTCGATTTTTTTTATACTTTCTATGATGTTTCCGTCGATTATGTGCACACTTTTTATATTTATATTTTGGATAATATCTATGTTTTGAACAGTAACAATCACAAGAATCATCCGAATATTCCGAATGATCACAACAATTAATATAATGTTGTTCACATAAACAACGCGCATGTGGACAAGTGTAAAATTTATTATTAAAAGGTTCTTTTATAAGATCTTTTTGTAAATTTTCAATATAATTAATCTTATTTTCGGAATTATCAACAGAATCCTTTTTTGTATTTTCGAAATACTCACCTTGTGAATTATATCTTGGTCTGTCATTAGTATTAACCTTATTATTAATAGCTAATGCTAGATTATATAATTCATCATTTGGATCAATAGAATAAGGATCATTATTTATATTATTATTAAGATTTTGATTATAATAAGAATATGACAAATTCATATATATACGATATATTATCAATATACAAAATTATATTTGATAAAATAATTTAATATTTCTTAAATTATTTATTTTGTGACCGATAAATTTATAAAAATACCATATATTATCAAAATAATAATTAATTTACATACAATTTATAAATAATGTATTAATAACATCAGAATAGACAAATTTAATTCTAAAAAAATTATATTATCATATTACCAAAACCATTTGATTTTTTAATTAATTAAATATTAATAAAAATTTTATGTGTTTTAAATATAATTACTTAAAATTTTAGAAAATTATTAAAATATTTATAATAAGTAATTACATCAAAAAAATTAGAATAATTTGAGTACAAAAACTACGTACATAGTTCCAGAATTTCTAATTAGTAAATCCCAAAAAATTATTTCCTAATATGAATAATAACGAAAGTGAAACAAATTTTGATAAATGTGATGTCAAAATCAAAAAAGAGGGTAAATATTATTGAACCAAAAAGAAAAAACAATAATGAATTTATTAAAAAGAAGATTTGGTATTTAAAAAATTAGGGATTGTAAAAAAATCAAAAAAGTTACAAAATCTTGGTATCAGACTAACAAGTCAATATGATATTAATTCTTATCTAAACATAATATTATTTGAATATGATTTACAAAAAAAAATGAATTTTTAATCTAAATTCAAAAAATGGGATTTTTTATACTAAAAATATAAAGTTGTTCTATAGTATATAATTTGTCTAATATGCGGACAATTATTTTGCGTAATAATAAAAAAAGTATTTTCTGAGTCATTATATTATAATGACTACAAATTATATAAATGATAAAAATGGAAATGTCGAAGATTTAGATAAGTTGAAACATTTAAAATCAACATCAACAGATATGATGCCAGAATTTCTAGCAGCATCCCAAAAATTATTTTCTGACGAAAGAATTAGTAATAATAATAATTATGATGCTGTAAGTTTGGATGAAAATATTGATGATCTCATATCTAAAAAAAAAGAACCAAAAAAATTTGATACTGAAAAAAATTCGAATTTTAATAAACACGATAAAAAGCCTAAACATGAAAAACATGAAAAACCTGAAAAACATGAAAAAGATGAACGAATTCCAGAAAAATCCGAAGAAAAAAATAAGGAAAAAGAGCAAAAAAAAGATGTTGCAAGATCCGAAAAAAAAGAGGATAACATACATAGATCCGAAAAAGCCAACATTGACAATAATAAAAATGATCATACCAACAAATATGACAATTATGATTTGCATAGGAAGAATTTTTCGGAAACCGAAACCGAAATGGACAAAGACAAACCCCAGAGTAAAGAAGAATTAATGCTTGAAAAATTAGACATGTTGAGAAAATTAGCCGAATTACATCATCTCGGTGTTACTCTAACACAAAAATACAATCTTGATTCTGATTTAAAAATGATGAAATTTGAATATGATTTACACAAAAATATTAGGGCGAAAAAAAATTCCATAAATTGGATGAATAACATATTACTCAATATGGTGTATGGTATTGAAATGTTAAATGAGAAATATAATCCGTTTGATCTTAAATTAAAAGGTTGGGCAGAACAAATGAATGCTGAAACAGATAATTATTATGATGTTTTTGGCGAATTATATGAGAAATATAGTAAACCGGGAGAAGGAATGATGCCAGAACTAAAACTATTATTAATGTTTTCGGGTAGTGCTCTAAAATATCATTTGCAAAATAACATAATGAATTTGTTACCAAGTTTAAATGCTGATTTAGAAAAAAATAGAGAATTAACAAACGAATACAGACAAAAAGCCATTGCCGAAAAAATTATTGAAAAAACAAATGAACAAAATAACAAAATCAATGACAAAACCAACAAAGAGCATAACGAAGCATGTAATAAAGTTAATGATCTTAAATTTATGCAAAAAAAAGAAGTAGAATATTTAGAATCTCAAAAAAAACTAAGTGAAAATAATAAAAATTCACATACTCTAGAAGAACCTGTTGTATCTCAAAATCTAAAAAATATTTTAAGTACCATACCTAGATCCAATAACACAAATAACAAATCGGAAAAACAGTCGGAAAATGGACCTACAGAAAAGGAATTGTTGGAACAACAAATTCAAACTCTTAAAAAAGCATTAGAAATCCAATCCTTACAACTTAAACAAGCCCAACACCAAATCCAAACTTTAATTAACCAACATCAAATAATCAGACAAAATCAACAATATACAAATGTACAGAATCAAGAACCAGTTCAAAATCATACCAATCAACATGTATATGCTCCACAACACCACATACAAAACACACAACAAGTTTATCAAGCAAAACAAATGGTTGCACATCATGAGCAAACAAAACAAACAGAACAAGCACAAAAATCACAAAAATCACAAAATGATAATTTATCAAAAAAATCAAAACATAAAAAAGAAAATAAGGATAGTCAAGAATGTAATTATAATGCTTCTAATAAATCAGATGGTTCAAATTCGGATGAAGATTCCAGATCATATGATTCTAAATATTCTTATTCGTCAAATAATTCCAGATATAGAAAAAGATCAGAAAAATCTCTTCGTCACAGGTCAAAAAGATCAACAAGATCAAATGGATCTGATTTGAGAATAAACCCCAATATAAAAAGCATATTTAAAACAAAAATTGAAGTACAAGAGGAATTAAAACAAAAAAGAGACTTAAAGCCTAGTGAAAAAATAATTCCTATGGATACAATTGATAGAAATGAAGTTATGTCATTAAATAGTAAAAGAATTCATAATCAAAACAAACTCTCACAACATAGAAATTAATTTTTTAATAACTAATTAATATAAAGAGATATAAGATAATTTATATTATTTTATAACTAAATAATATGAATAATAATTTAAAATTAACAGATGAAAATATTAATACAAACTCACAAAATTTTACCAAACCAAGAAAAAGAGGTCGTCCCCGAAAATATCAAATAATGGAAAAAACAACTAAAATAGTCGAAACACAAAAAAAAAAAAATCCAGTTACAACAAGAGAAATTATTTTGCGATTACCTATTTTTGATAAAAATGATTCTGAAAAAAATACTTTTTCAATAACTGAAGATAATCAAAATAATGATTATGATAATAATTATAATGATTATAGTGATAATAATAATAATAATGGTATTAATTCAGAATTAACCGAAAATATTAATGTCTATACATACAATGAGGATAATAATACAAACAATAATCTAATTTTAAATCTTTCTGATGATGTACCAAAAAATCACAAATTAAATAATGATGATTCAGATGATGATAATTGTAACAATGATGACAATGATTATTATAGTGATGAAGAAATAAATTATAAGACATATGATGAGAAGAATAAAATGTTACAAAAAATTAGAAATATTAGAAAAATGGAAAAACAAATAAAACAACAAAAAATTATAATAGAAAATCTTAATTCATCTTTAACATCATTAAATGACACAGCATTTATGGTTTCACGTGAAATAAAATTAGTGCCAATGAATCTAAAATTAGTTGATATTAAAAATGGAAAAACAATTATTTGCGAAAAAACAAATGTTGCATGTTGGTGGGATACATGTACATTCAAAACGTTACCATGTTTTATTCCCGAAAGATATCACAATGATGTGTTTTATGTTTTTGGTTGTTTTTGTAGTTTTAGTTGTGCAAAATCTTATAATGCTAGCATTAGTGATCACAAATATAGAACATCAGATAGAAATAGTTTAATTCAAAGATTATATCAATTAATCACTGGAAATACAGATATTGTTCCATTAGCTCCAGAAAGAGAAATTTTAGACAAATTCGGTGGTCATGTTACTATTGAGGAATTTAGATCAGGTAAAACATTAGAAAAAGAATATAAATTAATATTACCACCAATGATAAATTTGATACCTTGTATTGAAGAAAGGGCTAAAGAAAAAAATCAAAATTGTCAAAATTCAATAGCTTCTGAGATCAAAAAAATGAATATTAATGCCAATAATTTTATTCCTGTTAAAAAGAAAATTTTACATGATTCAAAAAATAATAATATTATTAGTGCTATTGGAATGACAATTAAGTAATTTTATCAAATTATAATAAAAATATTTATAAAAATATATATAAATATTAATTATTTTAATTATCTTATTTTTAAGTGCATTTT